CTCACGGGGTCCACTAGTGGAAAGTCCACTATGCATTTGCTGGTTCAAGGCAAATGCTCCTCTCACATCAGAAGGAAACTCTCATATGTCGGTAGACCCTCCAGAAGAACCTCGCTTTGATACGCGCGGCTTGCCTGAAGGGTATGATCCTCATAAACTTTATGAGTACCGATATAATAAGAGGGTTAAAGAAGCCTCTGGATTTGAGTATTACCTCTATAAATACATCCCATACCAGGTTATAAGATCATTTGCTTTTGCAATTGATCCACTAAGCCAGGTCAAGATGAGCCTAGGGGTAATTACGCCTGCGAATCGTCACCGAGTTCGTGCTATGGAGTCTGTACTGATTAATCAGCATATTCTCATATATAACGAACAAGAAAACTGGTCACAAGCCAGCATACCAAATTACAATGGTATTGTTGGCCTGGTCGGTCCTCTTGGTGAACGAACGTATGCGCGAGGGAGTAGTGTAGGTGACAGTAACTACTGGCAACCTGTACTTCCCTCGTACTCAGACGACACTACGGATCGAACTAGACTGTTCGGGTCTACGCAAGGAGAGTTGAAACAATTTCAACACTACTTAAATAGTCCTCCACGGTATATATCGGAACGTATTGACGTCGATTCTTATTTTGATAAACCCACCAACCCGCCACCGAAGCCTTACTTCGCTTCGATTAATCGGGGTGCTGAGTTACATACAATAAGAATCGCTCCTTACGGGGCTGCGTTAGGTACTGAGTCCTTTAGGCTCTTAAAGTTACGAGAAGAAGAGGTTGTGACTGCTCTTATGCAGAAACATGTACTTGCTATGTTTAAGGATGCGAATCCTGAACATCGCACTTACAGCCTCGCTCGTAACATTTTCGAACTGCGTGATGTGCCTCATTCTGCGCTTCAATTAAAGCGCTCTATTGAGAACCTCATCAAGCTGTCTGATTCCCTTCAGATTCCCTCTAGGATGCATAAACTGCTTCACAACAGTAAAGCATCCATTAAGGACATCCCCAAAGAGTACTTATCATACCACTTTGGTTGGAAACAGACCTATAAGGACATTATGGACTTAATGGCTGCTCCATCTAAGGTTACTAAGCAGATTAATCTGCTTTTAGCCCGAAATGGGAAGCCATCAACATATCGTGTGAAACGAGAGTTTCCATCACGAGATGTTGGCGCTCCGGATTTTTCGTATATCACTACAGGAATGGATCGCAATCTAAAGATAGAAAGTACTATCGATAGATCGGTAGAGTTAAGGTTAGTTCTTAACCAAACCTTTACCTTCCCTCCTGCAGCTGAGATCCAATTTGCCAAAGAATTAGCGATTGACAAAATGGGTCTGTATCCCAAGTTCATAGACATGTATAACATTGTTCCATGGACTTGGCTCGTTGATTGGTACACGGGACTTGGTAACTATCTCGAAATTATCGAGAATATCGCCAAGGATCGTGCTCTTATCAACTGGGGTATGCTTACTGGTAAATCTACCGGTACGCTTACGACACATTTACGAAGTAATCAGGTTGACATCAAGAGAAGTGGTTATAACCTAAACCCTGGCGAGCCTCCTCACGAAGAAGTTATAGTGAGAGAGCACAACCATGAGTCTAAGTGTCACTACACCTTTCAATTACGAAAGGATCTTGCTGGCATCCTTGATGTTGGGATTACTACTGATGAAACGACTTTGTCGCTTTATCAGAAATCGATCCTCGGGGCGATTTTAGCCACGAGACTCGACTTTAGTCGACCTTTTCGCATTCCGCGATAAGGCGACACCAAACATTTTCACAGGAGACGTCTTATGCTTCCCGATCCCGTAACAGTAGCTGCTCGTGCCCCAACTCCCTCCTTGGTCTTTACTATGATCAAGCAGGATGGTTATGGGTCCGAACGCGTCGATGCTGGTGGTAATGGCTATGCCATGACCATCAACCATTCGAAGGGTAAGAACGGAAATCGTCACTATGTCCAAATCAAACAGACAAAGAACGTTACCAATCCTTACTCTCTACTCGTGCAAGCTGCGGATGCATCTTGCTCGTTCTCTATCTCGCGGCCGGCCATTGGTTTCACTGATGCTGATATTGTTGCATTGGTGTCCGCCTTGGTCGACTTTCTGCAGGATAGCGAAGTCACTCCAGCAAAGCTTATTCAGTTTCAGAGCTAAGTAAGATCGAGAGGATTAGGATCATGAATGTTCCAAATATTGGATCAGACAGTCGAAATCTTCGTCGTACTTATGCTCTGGATCTGTACATGGCTTTTGGTCTCCGGGCTATTATCCTTCTTAGCACTGTGGTACTTGTTGCCACATTTCTGGGAGGATGTAGTCCGCGAAGTCCTAGCGGTCCTGGAAGGATCGTAGCTGTAGAACTTCCGCCCATTTTTGAGCGGTTGGATTCGGAATCTAAGACTTGGAATAATCCACCTCATGGAGGCGATTATGAAAAGTCCAATAGATCTCCTTGCGGGCCTGTGGAGATCAATCCACCGGCTTGAACCTGATGTGAGAGGTCTTGAGCGTGATTTTATTACGCTCAAGAACAGGTTTGAAAACGAGGGCTATGGGTTCCTAACCATAGCTTTACCGTCCTTATGCTCTTCCCTTGATAGGGGACTAGCAACTGGACAGTTCACCTGCCCCTATGGCTTTAAAACTGTCATAGGGGGAACAATCCCGGCATTTCTGTCTGGTATGTTCTGTGAAGTTTTCAACCCGGTCTCTGGACAACTTGTACAGTCCCCGAACGTAAGGGTTATCAAGATATTGAGAAATATCTTGATGCTGTTCAAGAAGACTCAGTTAGACTCCGATCAAGCTGATTTGCTTGATCAAAAGGCAAAAACTGAGTTTTTTCGATGCGATGACGTTGCACGGGCGGTTATTATACCGTCAACTCAACGTCATTTAATCGAAGTTGTTTCTAGCTACGTTTTGAATTCCCTTTCTGCAAAGGAATTCGAGTTAGCGAGCTATAAGCATGGTCCAGGAGCTGTATTTGAGGGGTACAAGGGAAACCAGAAGTGGTCTTCCATGGCCGAAATGATCAAGCAAGATCTTTTCGACGTCGATAAATTTGGTTACGATGTCCTGAACGTTGTTCTTTCAGATTTATCTGAAAGAGTTCAGAATCCCGAACCTAGTTCATCGATAAAACCCAAATACAGAATCCCTAGAAGCATTGCTAAACTAATCACGGTGCCGAAGAATTCGACATCGCGACGAACTATTACTGTTGAGCCTCTTCTGAACCAATTTATTCAGCAGGGTCTCAATACGATGCTCAGAGATAGTATCAATGAGTGTCGAATCCTCAGTAATTGTTTAGCATTAACCGATCAAAGCATCAACCAAAAGTTGGCGCTTGACGGTTCTCTTACCGACGAATGGGCAACCCTAGACTTAAAATCCGCATCCGACCTTCTAAGCATTCCGCTTATTACGGCCGTATTCGGACGACATCCCTATTTCTTAAAAGAGATGTTAGGTTGCCGTTCTTCCTTTGTTCAAGTTTCGTCACAAGACGAGCCTCGTCCTTTAGGAAAATTCGCTGGTATGGGAAACGCTTTAACATTCCCGGTTCAGTCTGTCTGCTTTGCAATTATATGCATATCAGCCATTCTGAGTAAGCAGGGGTTGAAACCTACTTACGAGAGTGTTAGGCGTGCTTCTAGGCGAGTTCGTTGTTACGGCGATGATATCATCGTCGGAACCGAAGTCGCTCATCAGTGTGTGAAATGGCTTGAAGACGCTGGTTTAAAAGTCAACGTCAACAAGAGCTTCCTTGCTGGAAACTTCAAGGAGAGCTGCGGTGTTGATGCGTATAAAGGGGTCGATGTGACTCCAATATACCTTAGACACCGTCCAGACACCGACGACACAGGGCCTAATACTATAGCAAGCCTCGTTAGTACCAGCAACCAACTATGGATGACTGGTCTTTATGAGGCTAGCGCCTTACTCGCTGAAGAAGTGGAAAGACGATTAGGAAAACGTCTTCCGCTTGTTTCACGGGACTCAGGTGTATTAGGGTGGCACACTCGACAAGACGCTATGACGCCACAAAAGTGGTGTCGTAACACGCATCAGCTCCTTACTAGAGCTCCTGCGCTAATCTCCCTGAAAAGGAAAGATTGGCTTGACGGTTGGGCCGCACTTCTTAAGTTTTTCCACATTCCTCTACTAGGTAGAAGTGTTGGTCATCTTAAGGAGTCAGAAATACGGTATAATAGCCGTATCTCGTGGCGTTGGGTGCCTACTAACGTAGGATAATCTTTTCTATTAATAGAAAAGTCAGAGAGCGTGATCAGAG